ATATCAAGATAGTTTCCCTCTTGGTCTTCTGGTAACTCTGGGTTCATAACAAATCTGTGCTGTTTTGTAACTATATCTTTTTCAGCAATTACCGCTTCGTAACGCTGAGAGATAAAGTCACCAGGATAACGAGGGAAGGATAGTAGTGCTACCTTGCCAAGATCTGGAAAGCGAGAGTCTACAGAGGCACGGAAGGCCTTGTAGATGTTGTCTGCTGTCTTACCTTGGTCGTTACCAGTTGCAACCTCAGAAGCGAATCCAGAAATCTCATCCAGTACCGCAAGGATAAGGTTAAGACCCTCGTGAGACTCTCGTTCCGAGTGACCAGAGTAAACTGTGATGGAGTGATCAAACTCAACGCTGTCTGCCTTGGCATAGAACTTTCCTGCAAACCAAGGGGACCTTTCGATTTTTGTTTTAAATCCTTTAAAGAAAACGTTCTTGGCCTGCTGTGCGTTAATAGCAACGTTGATAATATCAATAGCGTCACCAGACGGCTTGCCAAAGTATCTGGCTGGGTCTTTTAGGCAGAGCAGTTTGTATACGATATAGGCACAAGCAACTGTAGATGTGAAGTCCTTACCAGAACCTTTGCCAAGTTGCAAGATGATTTCATTCTTGGTATATTTCTTGTAATACCTACGACCCTCTGTGTCGCCAAGCAAATCAATTACATCTTCAAGTCTGTAAATTTGTGACATAGCCTCAACGATGTCATACTGAACCTGCGATAGTGGTGGCTGTCCTAGATACGCTTCGCCCTCAACAAATGTCTTAGCGTCTACAGGACGCTCTGCAAAGTTGTCGGACTTAAGTGCATCTAAGAAATCATCAAACATCGTTGCTTACCACCACGGTGATTACTTCTTTATCCTTAGATGCATCTGATAGCCTACGCATAATCTTGTCTCTTACCTCTGGATGCTCTGCTGCAATGTCTTTTAGGATACCGACCAAAATTTCCTGACGGTTTTCAATGGCGATCATCTCTTCAGCAAGTTCCTTGTTCTCAAGTAGTCCTGCCTTTTGTAGCATCTCAATGCGAGTCTTTTCTAGGTCCATGACCAACTTGATGCCTGCAGTCTTGGCACTTAGATTAGCAATAGTAGTTGCTTCGTCAATTACTTCGTATGCTTTGCTAATTAGTTTAGTATAGTGAGTGTCTGCACCAACCAATGCTTCCTTAGCACGAGCACGAATGGCAGCGTTGTCTGCAGCCATGGTTCGCCATTCATTGATGTAGGCAACAACCTTTTGTCTTGGCATAGCCAACTCTTTAGAAATCTGAGTAGGCTCAGTTCCTGCTAGATACTTTTCAACAACCTTGTTTACTTCGTCAAGGTGTTCTACTGTTAGATCTTCAAACGACACGTTTTGCTCTCTTTCGTTTAACTGGCACTCTCTTTACACGCTCAAGATAGAATGAACGCATTCCTCCTGCAACGCCACGATCAAGTTCTAGGCAGTCCACCCACTGTACGCCAGTTTCTGTATTGGTTACAAAGGCCGAGAACTTAAACTTAATTCCGTGCTCACCCTGTATCTTAATTATATCACCCTCAGTGATTTCAAATCCGTCAACGACTACCGTTGGCTCTTTGTGAAACTTGGTTGGTGGAAGGATGGAAGTCTTTTTCTGACGCATTATACTGTCTTCTCAATTCTTGTTCTTTGCAAGCATTTTTTGCAATTGGTGTATGTTAATCCTGTAAATGGACAGGATGCCGAGTAAGTCTCTTCGTGCTTACATCCGATTCTTGCTAGGTAGCCTTTAGCAACTTTAACAAAGTGGTTTACGTATCTCATCTTCTAGACTTCCTCAATCCAAACTTAGCAAGATAAACATAGATAGTCTCCACGCTTGTCCCACATTCTTTTGCAATCTCTTCTGGAGTCTTCTTGTCCAGATGGTAGCGTTTACGAAGCCAATTTTCATTTTGATATAATTTGCTCATATGCTTTCCTTATCCAGTCATAAAACTCTTGTTGTGAGATATCACTTTTTGACCTATTACAAATTTTACAGCATGGAACTACATTAGTCAATTCATAAATTCCATTTGAGTCTACTCTGTCTAATCCATTGTACGGATAGCCATACTCTGTAATAATATTTGATGGCTTTGATCCACAATAAAAACAATCCTGTTTAGAAATACTAATCCATTCTTCCTCAGAGATGTTCCATTTTATCGATCTTCTGCTTGCTGTTCTTAGTACCAAGAGATATGTTTTATGTGCTGGAGTTTGGAACATACATTTTCTGCAACCTTGGGAGTTATGGGAAGACAGATTAGACAGAAAATTCCATGCTTCATATCCGCAGTCGCATCTCATAAGTGCTTTTTTGCTCTTGGCTGGATAGTCAATTATGGTCCACAGACCCTGCTTGTATCCATTATAAAATTTTCTTCCCATAAGAAAATTATACCATACTACTTGTCAATCTTTCCCCAGTTATTGATCGCATAGTGACCAATGCCTACTGCATCAGCAACGTCGTCGTCTGCCAGATTTTTGTCATAATATGTATTTACAAAGTTGATGGTTCTTTGCTTACGGATTTCTCTAGACTTGTTCTGATACCAGTTCTTTGACTTCCCTGGGAACTCTGCCATCAGGTCTTGCTTTTCTTTAGCAGTTAGTTTATTGTTGCCAATATAACTTTGCCACGTAATAGGATTGATAGAGCCTGCTGTTCTGATGCCTGCTAGTTTTGCAGCACCCAATAATGCACCTTGGATTAGGGCAAGATCAGAAGCAGTCTTTGGACTGTTAATGAAGACAGTGTGCTCAATAACAATTGCGTCAATTTCAAACTGCTTAAGGAACGGCAAAGTTTTGAGTGCAGCGTCTCCGAGTTTTTGATATGCATTGTTCCCCTCAAATTTAATTTTACCACAAGACAACAACTTGTTGTCAGAAAAGATAGCGAAGGCAAGGCTGGTGGTGCTTGCATCTATGGCAAGGATGTTCTTTGGCTTGTTGCTAAAGTTACTCAGTTTTACCATTTGCTATATTCTTTATTTCTCTTAGTGCCTTGGCAACATCGCTAGGATTTATAATGCATGACTGACAAATCTGATCATCGTTATATATCGATAGCGGTGTTCCGCAGGACTTACATTTTCTATCTTTTCCAGAACGCTTAGTGCGTCTGGTAACTAGATACCTTGCAGCAATCTTTTCTTTTGTTGCAGCGTTTCTGCATTCTGCTGAACAGTATATTTGGTATGAAACTTTTGCTTCAAAGGTGTGGTCACACCAATCACAGTGTTTGTTTTTCATCTAACGGCTCCAAGGATCTAAGTTTGATCTCTCCAGAACCAGCCAAGTCACAAGCCTCACGGATTGGACATGTCTTACAAATCTTTGAATTAGAACGATAGTTTTTAGTAGGCAAGGTCTTATCCTCCCAGGCCTTTCTAACTTCTCTCATCCATCCAAACGTGTTCTCTACCCACTCGTACATGTATTGATTTAACTCAACAGGAAAGACTAGCAGTTCGTGATTGTTTTTGTTTTCATAAATCATTACTGCTTTGCTCTTGTTAAGAATTTTCATATAGATAAGCAACTGGATTAAGTGTCCAGTCTTTGGCTTACCCGAAATCTTGCGATACTCAAAGGCATCATTCGGCATTGTCTTGATTTCGCCAAGCAACTCCGTGTCGTCCCAGTTGAGCATTACGTCACCAAATCCAAAGATTGGTGGATCGTTATAAGTAACTTTAAATTCTGAATCTACAAGGAGGCCTGGAACGTTGCCCATGGCTTCCTGGATTCTTTCGTGTGACTTTGTTCCTGCTGTCATGTTAGCAGCACCATACGCATCTGCGTTGTCTACAAAGTTAGCACCTTCAAATGCCAAGTACCAATAACGAGGACACTCTCCGTGAGAGAATGCAATCGTGCTTGGTGCAAATGTTTTCTTTGTCGTGAATTTGTCTACACGGTTAACCGTATATCCAGAGTTGATCTTTTCAATCAAAGCGTCTTTGTCAAGAAACGATGGCCTAGACGATGAAGCCTGGTCCATCTTCTTTATCATTACATCCTGTAAAAAGTTTTTAGCCATAGTGTTTACCTAACAATATACTTTAGAGCAGACACAAGATCATTGATTGCCTCGTGTGCTGTAAAGTAGATGTTTTTCTTCTCTCTATTTCCCTTGTCAACGTTTACCATCCATGTTGCTTTGAAAGCCATCTTGGCTGCAATAGCCTGTAGACGGACAATCTCCACGGTTGCTACGTTCAGTGGGATATCTGGTTTGATGATTAGTTTTGCAATAAATGTAAGGGCCTCAGTGAGTTCCTCGTCATTCATGTAGTCAGCGATCTCACTTAGACCGTTGACCATATCAATTGTTGTTTTCTGTTGCTCCATTATTTTCCTTAAAGGTTATACATCTATTATACATCATCTGAGAGGATTTGTTCAAGTAGCGATAGTTCGATGACTGCTAGTCTAGTTTTTGAATTACCTTCGCCAATAACCACAACGATAGCAGGGTCATTGTTATTTCGTATAGCATCCGTAACAGCCTTGGCCCACACGTCTTTATTGATGGTAAAAGACTTGCCAACTTCCTTGAAGTCAACGGTAAAGTTCTCCCAGGTGGCATCCCCCTTGTGGGTTCCCCTGCCTGAGTTCTTGTGCTGTTTGGCACCAATACGCTTACTCTCGCTCTTCTCGCTCATAGTCTTTCTTTGTCTTCTTTGTGTTTAGGTTTACTGTGGACATGTGCTTTTCTGGACACATCCATGTTAGTTCTTTGGTTTCTGCATAAAAACGCATTGTCAGAACCTCTGTCTTGCATTTGTGGCAACGAAAGGTTCCGTGGTAAATGTTATACTTCGCCATTTACCTTGGCCTTAATGGCATCCTGAAGATCAAGGTCTTCTCTTACACGATTGACAAATGCCTCTCTACCCTGGACCTTAGAGCCGTCTGGTAGGATGTACCAGGCTCCTGTACGCTCTACGATGCCCATCATCTCTGCAGTGTCAACTAGGTCTCCAACGCTGTCAATTCCAATGATTGGACCTCTAAAGTAAAAGTCATATTCGCCAGACTGGAATGCAGGTGATGTCTTTGAGAACTGAACTTCCCAACGAACCTTACGTCCAACCTTTTCTTCAATGAGTTTGTCTCCAACAGCAATCTTGCCCTTGATGGCCTGATTGTCTGATTCAGAACTAAATAGTTTAATTACAGTCGAACTATAGAACTTGGTAGCCTGACCACCTGATGGCTGTTGGCTGGTGTACATAGCACTAATGTTATTACGAGACTGGCTGATCAAAACCAGCATGGTTGGCTTTACCTTGTTGTTGGCATAGTTCATCATCTTCCATGCGTTGCTAAAGTCTCTAGACTCTGCACCAATCTGCTTGGTATTCTCTAGTTCCTTGAGTTCGTCTGTTCCCTTTTCGAAATAGATTGCAGGTAGAAGTGATGTGATAGAGTCAATGACAATGATGTCTACTCCTGCATTCATCAGTGCTGTTCCTACGTCTACCATCTCGTTGATTGTACGAGCCTGAGATACGATTAGGTTTTCTGTGTCTACCCCAAGTTTTTGTGCCCAGTCTTCAGAGTATGACATCTCGGCATCAATCCATGCACACAGTTTGCCTTCTTGCTGTGCAATAGCAATCATTTGTAAACATAGCGATGACTTTGCTGACGACTTAGATCCCCAGATAAGAACCTGCCTACCGAGTGGCAAGCCACCAAACAGTGCACGGTTTAGACCAAAACTTGGAGTCTTCTGAAACTCTGTCTTAAATCCTACTCCATTAGAAAGTCTCTTGCGAATCTTTGGGTCTAGCAGTGCTAGGGCTTCTTCCATAGTGGTCATTAAAACTTCACCCCATTGCGTTCTGGTCGTGTAGTGTTGTAATTTGTCTTTTTGTTAAAAGCCATCTGAAGATTTTCGTTTACATACTCGTGCTCACGCAAACCTGCGTATAGGTCTAGTGTGCGGATGATAATGTCAGCCATTTCATCTGCTACCTCCTCTGGGCCACGTGACTTTCTAATTGCTTCCATAACCTCTACGGCCTCTGACACAATCATCATCAACTGCTTGGTGACAAAGATATCCTTCTGTTCCTGCGTAGCACCATCCATGATGGTCCAGAAACCTTTTTCTGTTGCTACTTCATGCACTTCACGTGCCATAGTATCTAGTGTTTGACTAAACATTTTCTACATCCTCCATAATTGTTGTTCCGTCTTTTGTTTTACCAAAAGTAAATTTGTATGTCTTACCCTCGTCGATCTTCATATAT